CAAGCATTGACCCGGCGCAAGCGGATACTTTAGCAGGGCTGCACCGCACAAAGCAACCCAGCCCCAGAAGCAAAACCCAAAACAAAATCAGGAGGAACACAAGATGAAATTCACAGGACGCTACACCGCCGCCACCGCCAAGGCCCTGAAAGGCTCCCCGCGCCTCGTCTGCCAAGTCTCCGAGGACGGCACGATCTACGTATGCAACGGCTTTCTTCTCTGCACCATGAACGCGCCGGAGTACGCCGCCACCGTGCAGGGCTTCACCTGCTGCGAGCCGGGCAACTGGACGATTGACAAGGACGGCAAGCACGAGGACGACGCGCACAAGCTCGATCTCGTCAGACTGTACGCCGACACGCTGAAAACCAACGCCGACGCGCAGCCCCTCCAGCGCTCCCCGCTGACCGTGCAGACCCCCAAGGCCGCCGCCGTCTGCTACTACAACGCCGCCGCCGATTTCGCCGCGATCTACGACACAAAATTCATCGCCGCGCTGCACCCCGCCGCCCAGCTCCGCGCCGCGTCCGCGATCTCCGCCGCCGTCGCCTATTGCGACAATGAACCGTTCGCCGTGGTCATGCCCATTAAGGTCGAACCCGAAACCGTCCGCGCCGTTCGTGCCTTTTTCACCGAGGCCGACGGGAACAACGTCAAAACCAGCGAGGCCGACAAGCTCCGCGCCGAGCTGGCCCAGTCTCAGGAAGAAGCCGCCGCGCTGCGCGGCGATCTGTACCGGGCAGCGAACGAGATCACCGAACTGAAAAACAAGCTGGCCGAGCAGCACGAAACCAAGTCGGAACAGCCCGCCGCCGAGACCGTCGAACCCAAGACCGCCGCCGAGATCATCGCGGCCCGCTGGGCCGAGGTGGACGGCCTGACCGCCACCATCAAGGGCGCAACCACCGCCGCGCCGGTGGTCTGGCTGTCCGGAGACACAAAGCCCCACGAAAAAGAGATCGAGGCCGCCGGGGGCAAGTGGAGCGGCAAGAAGAACGCCTATTATTTCCGCGTCGCATAACAAAACCCAAGCCGAAACGGCCCGCCGGGGCCGTCCGCCTGGAATGGCCGCCCGGCGCTGATGATGGCAGGCCGAACACAAAAACGAGGAGGTAACAAAATGGAGATCATCAAGCAATACCGCGACGGGAACGAGCGGCATGACATCGTTTGCCTTGCAGGTGAAACGCTGTTTGAAAACTGGTATTCCGTGTTGGAGGATAGCTGCTGCCTGCGTCACCCCAGCAGCACCGCCGGATATTTTCACAGTCTCGACGAGGCCGAGGCCGCGATGCACAAGCACCGCCCCGCCGCCGTCGAGATCAGCGAGGAGGCTTGACCATGTACGCGCTGGAATACAAGCAGCTTTACATCCCCCGCGAGGCGCTGACCAAAAACCGCACGTGCCAAAGCTACCGTTGGAAGCAGTACGCCGTATGCGAGGGAGCCGCTGGAGCAGATCAAAGCCACGAAGAAACGCCCGGAGGAGTGGCGCGTCGTCCCGCTGGCCGATAGCGTCTGACCCCCAGCAGCCGGACACCTTGGACGGGCCGCACCGCACAAAGCGACCCGACCCCACGCACAAAACCAAATCACAAAACGGAGGTACACAAAATGGCATGGCTTTACATCCCCGCCGAGACAGGCGAACGCATCGAAACCATCTGCAATCAGCACTACAACCCCGGACGCGGCGCGTGTGACTGCCCGCTCTGGCCCGCCTGCAGCTACTCGAACGATCTCACAAAATCCAACGCGGAGAACACCCGCATTTTTGAGCAGGGCATGGCCGCCGCTCTGGCCGCCCTCGACAACGAAAACAGGAGGTAAACAACATGGCATCCATCGAACGCAAGATCAGCGGCACCTTTGCCCCCGTCCCCGGCGGCTACGCCCAGCAGATCAACGAGCAGACAACGCTTTTTGTCCCGGACTTCTCCGCCGCCCGCTACGACCCCAAAACCGGCGAGCTGTTCGGCTACGCCCCGGACTACGCCGCATTAGAGGCAGAAAAGGCCCCCGCCGTGCAGGCCGACAAACCCGGCGAATATGTCTACTGCTACGAAATGCAGCAGGCCCCCACGGGCTGTGACTTTGCCGCCGATCTTTCCTACTACGGCAAGCATTACTTTCTCCGCCCGCTCCGCGACGACCTGCCCCAGCTCCACGGGCGCGGCATCAGCTACGACCAGCAGCGAAACACCTACACGGTCACGTGCCGTGCCTATGACAAGCTGAAAGAGCAATACCGCATCCGCTATGAAACCTGCCTCGACTGACCACAAAACCGGATACCTTGGAGCCGCCGCACCGGACAAAGCGACGGCACCCCATAAGCGAAACCCCAAAACACAAAACGGAGGTACACACCATGTACGAACAGACAAGCATGATCTCCACGTCGCAGGCCGAAGCAAAGCCCGCCGCCCGCTACTACGAGATCAACGAGGACACGGCCCGCAACGCTCACTACTGCGTCCACATGAGCGACTACCAGCCCGGCAGCGCCACCAACAGCTACCGCGCCGCCGTGGACGAGGCCGCCGCGCTGGTGGAGGCGCGTAAATCCAAGGTCAGCTCCTACTACCACGACAAGCTCGACGCGCTGCTTGACCGCTACGCCCGCCGCCTTGCTCAATGGACGAACGACTACAACCGCAATCAGGCCAGCTATCCCAGCCAGTTCATTTCCGGCGCAGGCAATTACAACATGAAAAAGCACGAAAAGCAGATGTCCCGCGAGGACACCCTCTGGAAAGAGTACGACGAGATCAAGGCCATCTTGAACAAGATCGAGGCCGTCGGCACCGGCGCGGTAGACCTCGCCGACCCCCACGCCCGCGAAATGCTCACTGACCAGCTCCAAAAGCTGCAAGCCCAGCTTGACCGCAACAAGGCTCTGAACGCCTATTACCGCAAGCACAAATCTTTTGTCGGCTTTCCCGGTCTGACCGCCGAGGCCGCCGCCAAGCTCACCGCCGACTTTGCCGACACCTGCCAGCGCTGCCCGTGGGTAAAGCACCCCATCCCCGACTATGAATTGACCAGCCTGCGCGGCAAGATCAAGCGCGTACAAGCCCGTCTTGACGAGCTGGACAAGCGCACGGAGCAGGCCGAGCAACCCGCCGAAAGCACAAAATTCTCCGGCGGCGAGATCGTCCGCAACCTCGAAGCCGACCGCCTCCAGATACTCTTTGACGAGAAGCCCGACGAGGAAACCCGCGCCGCGCTGAAACAAAACGGTTTCCGCTGGTCTCCCCGCTACAGCGCGTGGCAACGCCAGTTGACCCAAAACGCCGAGATCGCCGCCCGCCGCGCCCTCGGCCTGACCGAATAACAAAACCGCCCAGCAAGTTACCAGCAAGTTAAACGCCCGCCCCGGAGGTCACGAGGGCAGAAAGGACACAACATGAACAGCTATCCCAACATCATGTATTTCTTCCATGACGGCAGCACCTACCTCGTCCCGCACTATACAAACGTCTCCGGCCTCGCCGTTATGTTGGACGAAGCGCGACGGGCCGCCTATCTGGATATGACAAAAAGCAGCGCAGATCACGCCGTCTACGCCGTGAAGCATTACGACCCCAAAACCGGCGATGTCGTAAAGGCTGACATTTATGCCCCCGCCGTTCTTCTGAACGAAGCCGAGTTTACCAAGCGCACCGACGCACAGATGCATGAAAGTCCCGGTTGCTATATTCTCGCGCTCCACGCCAGAAAATAACCACAAGCTGACCTATCGGCAAAACGGGGAGAAAGGGGCCTTATGAAAGCCAAACTGAACGATGCGCAGGCCCGCGCATATATCGCGGGCGACCCAAGCGAACCCGCGCAGGAGATCGAGCGCAAGCACATTCTTCATTTGACAGCCTGTTTGCAGGAAGCAGCGGGCCGCCCCGGCATGAACCTTGCTGGCCTGTGTAAAACCGCCGAGCGCTATGTCCAAAACCATCAGTGCACAGAAAACCGGCAGGAGTTAGCCTTGCTGATCGCGGCCCGCGATGCCATTAAAGCCCGCGCCTCCGCCAAAATTGCCCCGTAGACTTTTACACGCCCGCGTGTTATAATGCGACAAAACAAAACCGAACAGGGAGGCAGACCATGAACGAAGTCCCCGAAGTATTCCCCGCGTACCGCCTCGTCGCCGAATTTGCCGACGGCCAGCGCCTCACCTTTGACGGCCTCACCGAGCAGCAGGCACAAGACCGTATGGAGGCGGCGCAGGCGCTCCACGGTGATATTTGCTGGTATGACGGCGTGACCGATCAGCACTACGAAAACGGCCATTTCTACAA